CCCTTCTGTGGTTCTCCGCGAATCAAACTGGGTAGTTTGGGGGCAGTTTGGGCAAACTGGGAAGCAAGTAACAATTGACAAAGGATCACAGTAAATGCCAGCACAAAAAAAAGCGTCGGCGGTTCACAAACGCAATGGAAGCTATAAAAAAGACCCGCAACGCGAAAACAAACGGGAACCCAAGGTTCCAAGGGGAGTTCCTAAACCTGGAAAAAAACTAATTGGAAATAAAGTTGCACGGGCAAAACATAAAGAGTTGTCAAAGATTGTTTTGGAAATCGGAATAGAATCAACAATCGACGCCGACGTTATGGATCGGTACTGTTTGGCGTGGGCGAAAATGTGCGACGCCCACGACCGCATTGAGGAACAAGGGTTGATCCTTTCCAAAATTCAGGGCGGCATTGGCGGTTGCGAAGTGTTTTACAGCAACCCAGCTAATCGGGAATATTGGTCGGCAAATGCCGAGTTGAACCGTTTGCAATCGCATTTCGGAATGGGAGCCGGCAACCGTTCAAAATTGCAGGCTCACGTTCAAGAGGAAAGCGACCCGTTTTTAGAGTTTATGGAACGCCAAAAGAACCTAACAAATTAAAATGATTCGTGCCAAAACCAACGCCGAACAGGTTGAAGATTACGCCAAAGGAATTGAAACCGGCGAAATTCTAGCTTGTAAAGGAATAAAACAGGCAATCGAGCGTTATCGTCGCGATATTGCCGCCGTGGGTTCTGCGGAGCTCCCCTACACGTTTCACGCGGCACGCGCTGAAATTGCTTGCGATTTTTTCCCCGCATTGTTGAAACACAGCATCGGCGAATATGCGGGGGCGTCTTTCCATTTGGCAGACTTCCAGCGTTTCATTGTTTGGAACCTATTTGGTTGGATTCGGGACGACGGCACTAGGCGTTTTCGCAAAATGTTTTTGAGCGTTGCAAGGAAAAACGGCAAATCAACGTTTTGCGCGGGGTTGGCAATTATGTTGGCGTGTGCCGACGGGGAAGCCGGCGCCCAGGTGTTCATTGGTGCAACCAAAATGGATCAGGCAAAGATCATCTTTCAGGAATCCGGCCGGATGCTCCGGCAATCGCCGGCAATCGCAAAACACGCAACCATTTTAAAGGACAATATCGGTTTCGGCGTTTCAAACTCGTTTATTCGGCCTTTGGGTTCCGACAAACCTTTTGACGGTTTGAACCCGTCGGCGGTATTTTTTGACGAATTGCACGCGTTTAAACCTCACAACCGCGAGTTTTTTAACACTATGGTTACCGGTTCCGGTTCGCGGCGGCAACCGTTACAAATTGCAATCACAACGGCAAGCGATGAAAAGGGCTATTTGTACCACGAGGAGGCCGACTATTGCCGCGGGGTTGTCGCCGGTGAGTTTAACGACCATGCGTTATTCGGCATGATTTTTGAGTTGGACGAAAACGACGACCCGTTTGAACCTAACTTTGATGTTCAAACGCTTAAAAAGTCAAACCCAGGTTTGAACGTGTCGGTTAAACTTGAGTATTTAAAAGCACAATTGCACGAGGCAATAAACAAACCAGCGGCAAAAAACCGATTTTTGCGTTAGCACGGCAACGTTTGCGTTTCGTCATTGTCCAGCGTTATTAACTTGGAAGATTACGACACGGCGGCCGGTGAGTTATCGGACTGGCGGGAAGCCGACGCAATTGGGGCAGGGATTGACCTAGGCGGCCGTGATGACCTTTGCAGTTACGCGTTGGCGGCAAGGTTTAAACATTCAGAGGACAAGGACGGCCGGCCAATATACCGCTATGAGGTTAAAAGCGTTTCGTTTATTGGTTCCGATTGCCGGCGTGATTTAAACTTGGAGCCGTTTGCGGGGTTTGTTCGCGACGGGTTGTTAAACGTAACGTCTTATCCGGTGTCGGCATTGCAGGAACGCCTAATTCAAGATTGTTTACATTACGGGGTCGAATATGTGGCCTATGACCCGTTCAGCGCGTCGCAACTGTCGGAAAATCTAACCGGTGAGGGATTGAAGCCGGTAAAATGCCCACAATCTCATTTGCATTTTAACGAGGTAATTGAGGAGTTTTTCCAACAAATTGTGGACGGTAGGTTTAAACCGGACGTTTATGATAGAATCTTAAAATGGGCGTTTTTAAATATGGGAATGGACGAAAACGCTAAAGGGCAAAAAATGCCGACCAAAGGGAAAAACGCTGAAGATCAAAAGATTGATCCAGGCGTAGCGGCGTTGATGGCGTTAAAAGCGTGCAAGGTAGCGTTACCAAAAACAACAGGAAGTTTGATTTTATAGGTTTAATTATGGCACTTTGGCACCCAACAACCTGGTTTGATATATTTCGCACCGACAAATACACAGCTAAAGAGGGCTGGCGGACTGCGGCTATTTGGTACGGTTTGAATCGTATTTCCGGCAACGTCGGAACGTTAAATTTAGATTTGTACCGCAAAAACGGCGACGAACGGGAAAAAATAGAAACCGGCATTTCGTACCAGTTGTTAAGGCGTCGGCCGTCTCCGTTATACTCGCCAATGACGTTTAAACAAACTTTGACGTGGCACGCGTTATGGTACGGGGCGGGGCGGGCGTTTATACACCGCGACGGCCGAAACAGCGAATTGATTATTCTTGATCCGGAGGCAACCACAACCGGCATTGTTGACGGTGAGGTTTGGAACGCAACCTACGTAAACCCGCAGGGGAACCGGCCGGAAAATCGGCTGCAGTTGTTTGAAATGATGGCCGACAATCCAAATTATACAGTAATGATTCGTGATCGCGATTGTTTCCGGTTAACGGGATTTGGTGACGGCATCAACGGAATCCCGCTATTTGAGGCGGCAAAATTAACTCTTGAATCAATGCTAGGTGCCGACGTTCGCGGTAAGGATCAAATTACAAAGGGGTTTGTTGGCAAAATTTTATTGAACGCGCCGGCCGAATCCCCCCAATTTAGATCGGCGGAACAGGCAAACGAGTTTTTGGAGGATTTTGTAAAAAAGCACGGAGCCGAGGGCGAAAAACAACAAGTTGGTTTGTTGCGGGGCGGGATTACTGCAACGACCATTTCAACGCAGGATAACAACGCGGCGCAGTTCCTCGAAACGCGAAAAATGTTGAATCAAAACGCGGCGTTATATTTGTTGTTGGAATCAATGCTAGGGACGGACAACAACAGCAGTTACAACAGTTTAGAGCAAAAGCAATTGGCCTACTTGCTAAACTGCTTGGAATCTTGGTTAACGCGTTGGCAAGAAGAAGCCGATTATAAGTTGTTGAGTGCGACCCAATTTGGCTCCGGAAATTACTACCATAAATTTAATACCGCGGCGATGTTGCGAACCGATTTAAACACAACGGCCAGCGTTTATAGTAGCCTAATCAGTTCGCGAATCATAAATCCAAACGAGGCACGCGCTAAATTGGATATGAACCCTTACGAGGGCGGGGACGAATTTATTAACCCCAACACGACAAGCACGGAGGCACAAACGGCCGGCCAAACGGTTGACCAAGACCCAGACGAACCCCAAGACGACCGCGCAGCGTCGGCCGTGGCGAGCCGGTTGCAAGTTTTGTTAAACCAGGAACAGCGGCAGGTCAACAAACGGTTAAAACGCGGAGAAACGTTGGAGTCCATTGAGAATTGGTACGACGGTTACGCCCACAAATTGGGAGAGGTTATTGAGGGATTGGGAGGGGATCGTCTGATTGCCCAAAACCATTGCATTGACTCATTAAGGCACGTTGCACGGCGTCCTGCTAATTTTGACCTAACGGGAACCGCCGAACTATTAACGGAACAGGTGTTAAAAAATGTTTGATTACGACAAAAAAACCGGCGAAATTTGGATATACGACGAAATTACTGAAAGCGGTTCCGGCGGGGTTTCCTCCGGCGATGTTGTCGGGGCAATTAAAGCAATTGGCAACAAAGCGTTAACGGTTCGGATCAATTCGCCAGGCGGTGACGTGTTTGAGGGTTTAGGGATTTACAACGCGTTACAGGAACACCGGCAAACCGTAACGACCCAAAACGACGCTTTGGCCGCATCAATCGCAAGCGTTATTATGCTGGCCGGCACGGAACGCAAAGCAGCACCAAACAGTTTTGCAATGATCCACCGGCCGTTTTCAATGAGTTGGGGAACCGCAACCGATTTAAGGAAAACCGCGGATTTGTTGGACAACGCCGAGGAAACGCTTGTAAACATTTATACGGAAAAACTAGGTTTAAAGGCGTCGGCGGTTTCGGCAATGTTGGACGAGGAAACTTGGTTCAACGCAGATGAGCAAATACAAAACGTGATTGCCACAACGACGAGCCGGCAACAAGCAATTGACGCGGCAGCGGTGCCGGAAAACAGATTTAAAAAGACGCCGGCGGCTTTGGTGCGGAATATGAAAGCAGGGGAACGAACGGCGTTTTTCCCGAATCGTACAAAAGCGGAACACAAGTTAAAGATATTGCGGGCAAATCGCCGATAAGGTAAAACAGCAACACGCGGCCAGGTTAGCTCCCTGCAATCCGTTTTCCACTCCGGATTGATTGCCGCGGTTTTGTTTCTTTTAGAGTGGCAGATTGGAAAATTCTATGCCGTCGCCGAGTAACGAAAAAATGTCTGTTTATGAGCATTTGGCAAAACTTGTAACTTATCATCCTTTAACCGGTTTAATTTATTGGAAAGAAAAACCAAAAGGAATAAACGTGAATTGGCATTCACTAAGGCCGGCTGGTTGGTTAGATAACTACGGTTACAGGCGGATTTGTGGTAAACGCGGCCAGGTACTACAACATAATTTGGCTTGGTTTATTATTTACGGTAAATTACCAAACGAGGGATTTTCAATTTACCACAAAAACGACCGAAAAGCAGACAACCGGTTAGAAAATTTAAGGTTATTGAGTGACGCCGGTCAAAG